ATGAGCTACTTTCCTACTTACCACGGCCTCATTGCGGCGGCCAACTATGCCCGTCCTACTGAGCCAGCACTTGCTGAGCAAATCGACAACCTTTCACAGACTTGGGTCTACAAAGACGGCACGCATTGGTCGAAATATGCTGCTTCCCTTGAATTGCTGCTTACGCGAAGCGACGTCGAACTTGATGCACTCAAAATCGACCGTGCTTTAATCGCTGAACGCATTAAGGAGATTTACCGCAAGCAGTCAGATGTGTAATGCGTTCGGGTATCTGATCGACGGTGGCGCACGCACGATCATGCAGGCTTTGAACCAACCGCCTGTCCGCGAAACTGCTGCTAAGATAATGCTCGCTCGGCCTACCGATTTGGTTCCGGTCATTCGATATGTTCCTGTCACTGAGTCGGTCTTTTCATTTGATCAGGGTGCGAAGCTCCGCTGGGGTCTAAGGCCGCATTGGTTCATCGAAGGGAAACATTCCAGAACCCTGAACACCAATGCACGCTCAGAGTCGATTGCCGAAAAGCCGTCGTTTCGTGATCCCTACAGATCTCGCCGCTGCATTGTTCGAATGGCTGAGTACTACGAAGGATCGCTCAAAGCACCGCATACATTCAGGCCGGCTGGCGGCCTTACCCACTTCTTAGTAGCCGGACTATGGGACAGTTGGACAGATGGTGTTACAACCTTTGACTCCTTTGCCATCGTGACAACGGCTCCCAACAGTGTCGTCTTTCCGGTGCACGACCGTATGCCGCTGATCTTGGGGCCTGTCAATTCCGAACTGTGGCTCGATCCAAAAGCGAAACAATCCGCGCTTGATAAGCTACTGCAGCCGTTGCCGGACAAGTACATTGAGTACATACCTCCGCCGCACACGGGACAACTTCCGATTACAGAAGTCTCTTGAAAGAAAAAGCCCCGCTCGTTTGAGCGGGGCTTACCATTTTGCTGACGTCGGCAAATTGGTTACAGAGCGTCGACCTGAATGTAGGTGTCAGCTTCCGCAAACAGGTTCGGACAGCCTGCGGCTTCCATGTCGGCTTTGGCGTCGGCAGTGAACTTTGCCCACGCGGCGTTGTCAATGCTCGTCTCGGTTGCGGCCTCAACGTAGCGCTTGACTTCGGTACCGCCGCACGCGACGGCCAAGTACGCGAGTTGCTTCTTCTCTTGGTGCTCTGCCGGAATCTCTCCGGTCAAGCCGCCAATGATCGCGGGCAACGCCGCAACGATCAGGGGTTCAAGCAATCCAAATGGGATTTTCATTTTCATCGTCCTTTCAGTTTTGTTCTAAGCTACCGTGATTCGGTTGCTTGTTTATTATCGTTCATTTTCAATTGCACCACTGAATCTCATTAAGTGAGATGAAGTAGTGCGACTTGCAGGGTAGTGCGAAGTTCCCAATTGAAGGAATCAGCGACACTCTTCCTGCAACTTCAGGGGGACTTTCAACCTCAGCAAACAACCATCTGTGTTCAATGTCTTGTCGGCTTTGGTCTATTGGGCATACAACCTTATTTCCACACCCACACGGGCATAAGTGGATTGTGGTCATAAAGCGAAGCGATATGTAGAGAACCCCAAGCTCCATGTCGTTGTCTTCGGGTGCGAACTCTACGTGCTTTGGAACAATGGTTGTGATTCGCATATCAGGGTAACGTCACGTCAACTTGCTGACTTCGATACGGGCCAACGTCGAGTTTCATCGGAGGTGAGTATCGCACGCGCTGTAACCAATCACGATATCGTTGCGATGCAGGCGCGCTCACGGTCAAGTTGTAATAATATGGCGGCTTCACCCATGCTTTAATTTTGCGGCTTGCGATACGACCGTAACTCGTCTCTTCATTGCGAAACACGGCCTTGCCGGTGACGCTGTTGATTAGCGTCAGTCCGTATTGATAGCCCGTGTAGCCTTGCGCAGTGCTGACACCGATGTAGATTGGCACCGAGTCGGCACCGGCTGCATACGGCATGGATAGCGCAAAGCTGATCGTCGCGGGTTCCGTGCTCTCAATCGTTTCGCTTATCGTCACGAGGCCGCGCGGGTGCGTGAGATTCACGGACAGGACTTCACCCGGGCGCATGGCAAGCGCGATCGGTGCGAGCGTCAGAAGTAGCAACAGCGTGAACAGCGCGCTGCTTGTCTGTACGCGCTTTACGAGCTTATGGCCGCCTCCGATGCCAATACCCAACGCGGTAAGTAGCGGGAGTATCCAGCTCCACGGCACACACCAGCCGCCGATGATCGGTATCTGGTGCGGAATCGGCAAACACTCAGGGTAATTGATTTGCAATTGCGCGAGCTGATAGCCCAAGATTGTGCAGATCGTTGACCATAGCTTCACGCCGTCAAGCTTCTGCCATATCCATTGAAAGATTTTCTTCATGTCAAGTCTCCTATGTAAATGTGTTAAGTGCGAACTCTAAGGCGACGCCAAATCTTGATATACGGCTGCAGAGCCGTACCATAACCATGCACGACGAGCGAAGTCACTTTATCACCCGCTCCATCTTGCGCGTCTTTACAGCGGCACTCCTGCTTCATTACGGTCGATCCCAACCGCAGGGTGTCACCCATGTACGGCCTGATCGAATCAGCCAACAACGGAATCGACACATGGGCATTCGGAGCACTGATAAAATCCGTCAAATCCCGCACACCAATCGGCTGCGGGTTTAAGACCTTGTGGTCATGCGGACTTTGAGCGGTCGGATAAAGTCCCGGTCCGAAATTGAATCCATGTATCGAAATCGAATCACCACTGGTCATCTCATCCTTCGCCGTTGTAACATTGTTATAGGCAAAGTAGATGTTCGCCGAATCGACAATGACATCTTCATAGTACGTTCCCGTCGAACTCGGCAGGCCGACCAGTGAAAATGTCCAACTCGGATGGCGGAAATCGTAGCGGTTGTTCGAGTCCTGTCGGTAAGCATAACCCAAATAGAACGCGCCCAACGTCACCGTGTTGTCGGCAATCGCGGCACTGTCCGAATACTCCGTTAAAATTCCACCACCTTCACCCCAGCATACAGTAGGAATCACTGCGTTACCCACTCCAGTCGAATAATACTTCGTATTGATCAGCGGCAACGAATCCACAACTGTTGTGTATTGCGGAGTAGGCGTAGGGTCAAATGTGTAAGTTATATAGGTCCACTTTTCCCAGCCTGTTCGCAAATTTGATGAGTTGACCTTGCGCCCTTTTTCACGCCAAATCGAAAAACGGTCGCTCCAACGGTACGTCATCGGATCAAATATGTCGTACTCGGAATAATACTTGTACGTCGAATCAATGTCGTAAGAGAAATAGGTTGACGCTGATTGTCCACGCTTTGCAAACGATTTTACGCGATGATTGTACCAGCCAGCGCTCCAGTCGTCGACCCCTGTAATGTGATCGTACATGTCGGTATAATCCCAAGCAACACTACCGGCTGGCAAGAACTCGACAATCGTGTCAGCAGCAGCCGATCCATTTTCACCTTGCGTGATAGTGTAAACCCACGGGTTCGCAGTTCGGTCTGCAATATTGTACTGACGAAACAACTGTGACGAGTCGGTGTTAGCAAACAACCACGGGTTTGGCGAGGCTGCATTCCGCTGTGCGAACGTTAACCCAAACAATCCGTACTTATCCTTTGCGGGTCGCTTGGCAAACACCCCTTCAATATCGTTCAACCAAGCCGCTCGAATACCCGTACGCGGCGTGATTCCCGTGACACCCGGATTGCGCAATTGAATCGTTGATGTACCCGTTCCGTTTCCGGCAATGACTGCGTTCGCCGCAACGATTGTTCTGACAGGCCACCACGAGTCTTTGTAAATATGAAAGTCCTCTTCCAGCAACTTGCGCGCGTCCGTGTCGGGATCACCTGCTTGTGCGCCGCCGATCCGCCAATCAGGAGTATATGGCCACGTTGCAGACCACGGATTGTTTGAGGCAATCGTGTACCCACCTTGAGAAATTCCAAATCCGCGATAGTACAACCAGCCTGGGCCGCGATCTATCATAACTTGCGGATAAAGGTCATAACGAAACGGAACGCGGTCTCCGCCGTGAATCTGCATGTGTGTTCCAAGCAACTGTGATTCACTTGGCAAATCCCACCACCAAACCTTGCCATACCACGCCATATCTTCAAGAGTTCCAGCCGCTGTGATATTTGGAACACGCCGCCAAATCTGAAGGCTGTCTTTGACTGGAATTGCGCAATTTAGATTCGTGGCAAATGCTGCGGTGTAGGTTGCATCGGCCCTGCGGTTGACTTCAATCTCTGCATACTCGTTTCCCGTAGTGACGGCCGGATCTGCGCGAAACATTCCAATCAAATGCTCTGTGGTTAAAATCGCGCCGACGCTTTTCCAATTGCCAAGAGAGTCTTCAACCATAGTGCGTGTAATCGTATCTGGTGTCGTACCCAAAAAATCAATCAACAGCCACTCGGTTTCGAGCACGGAACGATACCTCGTCATAGACGGAGTCGGCGTTACGCCTATCGTGCTATCCGCTCCCTCGATGTTCGTCCAAAACCGATAGACCCAGCAAGCTTCGTCTGTTCCGTCCGGCTTCACTGTGGTCATCTTCGTCAACGTCGGAGTAATGACGGGCGATCCACCCCAGTTTTCCATGCGAGACTCCGCACCAGTAAAGGTGCGAGTGAGATCATATCGCGCAATCGAATCAGGCACGCTGCCACTACCGGAAGCGGATGCACCAATCAACCCACGGCCAGCAAAGACATTTGAAGCAAGCGCAAGAACAATCAGGATGATGAGCTTTTTCATTGTTGATTCCTCTGTGTGCAAAGCAACATGTAAGGGATTGTGCCACTTCCGGTTAGAATGATTTGCTGATATTCAAGCCCCAGTGGATCAATGAGCATTGTAAAGCATTCCCCAGAGGCGACCGTCAGTGATGTCGTGGTGGTTCCGTCAGCCTTTAGAAACGCGACCGACTCTCCGGAACCGCTTCGATGAATGGATGCGGCGCGGTCATACGCGCGATACTTGGCCGAGACGGTTCCCGAACCCAGCGCGATGAACTGAAACGTCAGCACATCCGATGTCTCAAAGATTTCAAACGTGACTGTATCATTTTCTGCCACGACAAGCGTGTCGGACTTGATTTGATCTCTGACTGGATCGTTCCATTCACAAAAAGCAACTGCTGTCATTGAAAGCAGGAGCAATGGCGCGAGAAAGGCCCTTGTCAGTTGAAAAATGTGTTTCATTGTGGTTTTCCTTTGAATACTTCGCGTTCGAGGTTAACGATTTTCTGATTGTGAACAGCAATGGCTGCGTTCGTCGCCGAGTCTGATTTATACAGCTCGTCAATCTTACCCATGATTCTGTCGGCGTTTGTACGCTCGCTCTCTTTCAGTTCATGCAGCGAACGCGATATGGACGTTGCCCACGCGCCAGCAAACCCTGCCACCAATAGCACGAGCACGCCGATTACCCACCAAAGAAGCGTCATGATTTGTTCGTAGTTCTGTTCAGGAGTCATGGCAAATTATGTTATGATGGAATTTCACTGACGACACCAACGTCAAAGAAAGTGCTTGACATTTCGCACTCGTTACAGTCAATCTCTTGTTCAGTCAAGCGGAACCTATTGATACCGCTCACCGCTGCCGGTAGCAACGGGTGCGAAATCTTAACGAGGTCAAGCAGTTCGTAGATAATGAGCGCAAGCCCAGTCTTGCCTGAAACGATATAGGGCCTGCGCGTCAAGTGCGCGATCACGGCCTTGAGACACAATTCAGCTGTCGCCGCGTCACGAATGTTCTTAGCCGTGTATTCCCAGCGATTGACCTGCAATGTCGACGTGTAAGCTGCCGCGCACAAATCCCAATTATCTTCACCTGCGCTTGCAAGATTGGTGTAGCTTGCATCGAATGCCGCACCGTCCGGAGTCTTGACAAACAACGTCTCTTCTGGTTCACCCGTCTCTACATTAACCTTGTAATGCAGAATGAATTCGTTGTACCAGTACTTGAGATTCCCACGCTTCACGGAAACGGTTGACTTGTCGCCCTGCACCCTGAACTTAGAAAGTGTTGTCGGTGCGTAGCCGGTGGCGCCGCCATCAATGCGCGCAAGCGTGTCTTCACCGAGATAGTTCGTGAAGAATCCAAAGTGAGCCTCTTTGCAAACTTCGCGGATCATGTCAATCGAGTTGGCCTTATCAAGATATTCCCGCGCGAATAACCATGAGCTGCGCGTTGCGGCGACTACATCAAAGCTTGATTGCGCGTTCGTGGTGCTGTCGTTTTCCTGCACCTCAGATTCAGTGTAGGGAACTTTCGCGCTCGCACCTGTAACCCAACGCATGTTCGTATGGTTATTCGAGGCCGCGCCGTTTCCATTGCCACTTGAATCTGTGACTGTGAAGCTCCCTGAAGGCGTTGAGGCATCGGTCTGTGAGCGGCCCTCTTCGTCAAATCGCCACCAAGCTTTTGTATTGCTCGGATAGTAGGGCTTCGGGTAACCGTTGCCGCCATTGTAGAGTTGCTTTGCTTCGCCTTCAGTAATTGCGCGATCCCAAATTCGCAGCTCGTCAAGGATCATATTCGTGCGTGTCGCGGCACCTGCGCGTAAACCGATTCTGAGCACGCTCGCGCCATCAGCAACGGCCTGAACAATCGAAGAGCCATTGTCATAAGCGCCGTTGATATGAATATACCGCGTTGAACCTGAGCCGCCCGCCGCTGTAGCAACGACGTGATACCATGTGCCAGTTGATAGAGTGGCGGTGGACTCAAGGTAGTTGGAAGTCGTACCGTCACCGCGCCAAAATCGGATCTTCCCGCCCGTCGAAACAGAAAGCGCATAGGGTGCAATATCGCCGCCCGCGTCAATCTTCGCGCAAATGAAATTCTCACCCGCCGCAACAAACGAAATGAACTTCACCCAACATTCGATTGAGACAACTCCCGTAAGCTGCAAACTCGCGGCATCCGGTACTTGAAAGAATGGGGTAGAAACCGCCGCGTCTTGAAACTGAATCGCCGCACCGCGTAGTTTTACCTTCAGGCTCAGTTCGTCAACGAGCAGTGATTCAGGAACATAGGCGGGGTTCTGAATCAGGTCTCCGGAATTAAGAGAGTTCGAATGATCGGGCGAGTCAATCCATGATCCGAATAGCCTGCCTTTGCCGGTCTCAAGAATGCGCGTGGGATTTCCAGATTGTGCTTGCTCTGCCACTCGCAGATAAACGAGTTTAATGCGAAATGCACGAGCGCCGGTTGTGCAAGTGAATTTGATTCTGATTCCGGTATAATCACCAGTCGAAAGGTCGAAACCTGTGCCTGTCCCGCTATTTCCGATTTCAATAGACCAAAGAGCGCCAATTGCGGCAATCGGAACATTGACTGGCCCAAGCGTCGTTTCGCCATCACGTTCAATTGTATAAGTAACATCGCCGAGTGTATAACTCGTCTCTTGATCAATCCAGAAATAGAGATCGCAGTACTTGCCAGTACGGTCGGTTGTTCCAAATGTTGCCGGAATCTCATAGGCAGCAATTTCACCAGCCGCGTTGATGCGCGCATAGTTTGTGTCGTCTTCGTCAACAGCGTTTCCCGCGTTCTCTGTTCCCGCCGATGTTGTGAGCGTGTCAACAGCCGGAATTAAATCAAAGTAGTTCCAGCCGGGAAATTCGGGATCCGGGGCTTCGAGGTCACGCTGATACACGCCGATAGTCTTGAGTCCAGAGTGTACGCTACCAAACGAATCACCGGACAAGCTTGGCGCGGCCACGTTCGTCCTATGATACAGGCCGCGCGCATCATTGAAACCAAACTTCTGCAAATCAACGCCCGTGAGCGGAATAACATCATGGTTACACAAAACGGCGCGCGGATTATTCGCGCCCTGGTCTCCGCTTCGTTGCATCGCCGATAGCAAGTAGCCTTTGACATAATCACGATGGATAATGTCTTGCGGAGCAGACGAACCGTCGCTTGCAATTCCTGAGCGATTCGCGCCTGTAGTGAAATCGCCATACCAAATAGGAACAGAAACGCCCTCGTTTTCGCGCGGCAAATTAGGGAACTCCGCTCGTGTAAGAATGCGTTTCGGTAATACCCTGTGTTTTTTGAGCGGCCCGTCATTGATCATAAACGTCACCGCGTCCTCATCCCAAGAAACGTCAGCGATATAGCCAACGGGCGCAACCTGCACGGCGTTCATCCAGGACGGAACTGTCTGATCTGTGAAGATCATCCGAATCTCAGCGCGCCTACCGATGAAATTCTCAGTCGCAAGGGTGTCAGAAATCAAGCCTTGATTCGGAATTCTGAAGCTCCAATTCTGGACCGCTGAAACGTTCCCGCCTTCAGAAATGTCAATCGTGCGTTTGATCTTGCCAATGCCATTCTTGCCAATCTTGCTCTCGAAATCCGGACCAGACCAGCCTGTCACCTTTGACGTATTGCACGGAAAGGTAGCCCAACGATAGAGCGTGCTCGCGCTTTCGACTTCAATGAGGAATTGCGGTACCGAGTTGGCCGCAATGCCAGCAGTGATATTCGCTGAGACGCTTTTCATGCAGGAACGCTCGTGCCGGTGGAGCGATAGCGAACGGTGAAGCGTTGCGAATAGAGCGCAGGCGCACCATACAAACGGTGCGGGGGCAATTTGCCAATGAGATTGCACGTTACGGCCGTGCCATTCCCTGCGCCAAGATCAACGCTCGCGCCAGGCGTTAGCGTAAACTGCTCTTTTGATACCTTCACGATATTCTGAAAGAAGTTTCGTAAGGTCGCAAGCTGCGCTTGGGTCATGCCCCGAATGTCAAACGTAGCAGTCCAAACCGTCACGTCACGGTCATAAACTTCGAGCGTTCCGTCTTCATATTCACCAACGTTTTGCAAGCGTTCAGGCTGAATATCCAATGGAAAGCGCGGCTCAAGACGTCCGGTGAGCGTTACGGTCGTGGCCGTTCCTGCGTGGTAGAGTGTCATGTTCTGTAACTCACGCTAAATCTGCGATCGTCAAGTGCACGCTCGATTGCTGCTGGAATTATTTCTTCAATAAAGTCACGAATCTCAATCTTACGTTGCAGTGAAATGCCCTCTCCGTCAAGGTTGAGCGTCACAGAAACATTGTTTCCGCCGCCGACTTGTTTTCCACTATTCATGGCTTCCATCGCGCCCGGATTCTTCTGCATCGCTTGTCGAGTTAAGATGCCTTCGCCGGATTCAAGCATTGCAGGAACGCGGTCGCCGAATCCGCTTCCGGGTACGATGCCGCCGTGCTGAAACCCCGCGACGTTGATTGCTTGCATTGCAGCAAGGCCCTGCATAACCTGTGCTCCAGCGAGCGCAGGCGCGGCTGGTCCGGCGAACGCATAGAACGCCAAGAACTTTGCATAAGCCGCTTGCATCCAGCCTGTTTGAACAATCTTCGCATTTGCCCGATCTGCTGCTGTTGCGATGGTATTCGCGGCGGCAGTCGAAACCAATCCTTTTACGGCAGCCGCTGATTTGGCAAGCTCGTCAAATATGTACTTGCCAGTGATCTGAGCAATCTGAGAAATCGCATTTGATTTGAAGGCCGCCCAGATTGCTTCGCGCCTTTGCTTGCCAGTCATTTCGGTATTTCCTATTGACTGTACGGCAAACGCGTAGGTGCTCTGTAAGAACTGCGTGTGCTGCATAAACGCTTGACGTTCCTGCTCAAGCAGTTCTTTCTTTTTGTCAGCGGCTTCTTTTGCTTTTTCTACTTCAAATTCGTAGCGCGCAATAGTAACGGGATCTTCAATCGGCCCCATGAATCCAATATCCGGAGGCGAGATTTCTTGCACCGGCAATTGAGCAACAAACGAGCTATTCGGGTTCGCCTGTGACCTTGCTCTTGCTTCCTCAAAATCAAGTCCCGCATTCATCAATTCGCGTATTGCGTCAATATTCAGGTGAATATCTTCGGCAGCTTTCTTAGCATTTCCCCCCGTTGTCTTAAGCCCATGAGCAACATCGTCGAGCGGGGCCTTTCCTGCTCGCAATGCGGCAACCGTTTCCTCCCAAGCTTTGTTGAATTTGTCTTCAAGCCCACCTGCCGCATAATAAGCTTGATTGCGCATCGCGTTGAGACTTTCGACGCTAACGCCAAGTTCTTCGGACAGTGCTTTTAGCTCCGTTGCCGTTTGCGCGCTGGTGGTTGCCGCGTCACCGAGGTATGTAATGAATCCATATGTCGCAAGAGCAGCCGCACCTATGGCAAGATATGCCGGGTTTTTGCTCAGCGTGGTCATCACCACATTAAGCGCCTTTACGCCTTCAACCACCTTTGGAATTATCAGCGCAACACCAGTCGTGATGACCAAGAATCCGCTAACACCAAGCGCGCCAAGCCCGATAGCCTTAGTCAAGTCCTGATGCTCTGCCGTCCAATCGCCAACGCCGCGAACCACTCCTGTCAGATCATCAGCAATGTCTCGAGCCATCACAAGAAAAGGATTCCCACCGTTCTCAACTGTCGCGGCGATTTCCTGCTTCAGCTTATTGAATGATCCAGTCGTGGTATCAGCGGCATCACCTGCACGGCCTTCATATTGCGCCATGCGATCAAAGATAACCGCAACGACGTCGGCCTTGTCTGCGTTTTCACCCAGCGCGCGAACCTGTTCGTCAAGCCCAGGCATGATTCGCGCGAGCGCCCCGATTTCGCCTTCCATCGCACGCGCAACAGCATCAGAAGCCGATGCCAACGGAATCTTACGAGCGACCGCCAAGTCAGCAACAAGGCCCAGCTTATCAATTGAGGCCGATGCATCGCCCGTGATGTCAGTCATGCGCGCCGCAGCGTCAATGTATTCGTCGTCAGCGATACCCGTAAGCCGCTGAAGCTTCATGGCCGTATCGTTCAGCTTGGCAGACAGGCCATCAGCATCGCCGCCTGCGTTACGAACGGACGCACGAAAATTCGCCATACCCTGCTCACCAGCAGCGGCCTCGCGAATTGCCAGACCGATACTTCCTGCAACAGCCACAAACGCAACAGCCGAGACGTTCCGAATCTTGGTCATGGAATCTTCCCAAGATTTCGAAGCAGTCTCGGCGGTCTTTTTGGCAACGTCCTCTGCGCCTTCGAGTTGATCCTTCAACCGATCAAAGGCAGCATCAACGTCTGCCTTTGCCTTCAGAAGAATTGCCAGCTCTTTTTCGCGCGCGTTACCCATTGCGTTTCAGCTTTTCCAGTAAATGCGTGTAGTTCAGGTCATGTATCAACAGCAGGCGTTCAATCAGGTTGCTCAATTCATCAGGCAAGAGATTGTAATTCTTCATGCCGAGCACGAATTCTAACTTGTCAATCTTGGGCAATCCATGTTCATCATAGCCGGACAATCGCAGTACATCGAAGTACAAATCAAGCGCGCGGCGAGAATCCGGATCGAGCGCTATCGGCCTTTCTTGCGAGTAGTGGCAGAGGCCTTTTTCGTGCTTAAAGCAGGGTGGGACGCGGTTGTCTTCCGTGTGGTCTTTGTAGCAGGCTTGGCAGTAGTTCCAGCCGTTGTCGAGCGAGAGTTCAACGTACCGCCTGAGCGTTCCAAAGGGCCGATACCCTGCGCTTTCAAACGCAACTCGGTAACATCTTTCAAGACCAGCGCGAACACGGCATCGCCGTACTCGCTCATGGCAAACATCGCGATATTCTCAGGCATTACCAGAGCTTCGCCTTCCTCGGCGTTGAAGCCTATGCCAGACCAGTCGCGGATTGCCCATTGCAGCGTACGAACTTTGACTTCTGTCCAGTCAGTCTTTTTCATTTCCTGACCTACCGCAAGAAGTCCATAGAGTCGCTTTGAGGCTTCGGCTTCGTTAATATCCTTGAACGAGCCGTCCTCTTCGATAAGCTCTTTTAATAGCTGCGCGAGTTGTTCTTTGTCAATCGGGGTAGGCCCACGATCATCTATGCGACACTCCCGTACGATGTCTTGATACCGTTTGTGCGCGATTCTACAGTACTTGATTTCCGCGCCCACTACGGGCGTGAAGGTCAACGTTTGCGTTTCGTTGATCAGTGAAATTGCATGTGACATGTGTGCTTCTTCCGTGGTGATGGTTTATTCTTGGTTCTGGCCCATAAAGGCGTTGAACGGATTTTGGTTTCGTGTCTGAATGATCAGTGGGCCGTTTTCAATACCGTTTCCGGTAGTCGGCGTTGGCATTCCGTTGGGTGCGCCTGTAACAGCGTCGCAGTGCAGGAGCTTGAAGTTGTGCTTCTCAGGCGCAACGCCCGACCCCGGTGTCGTGGTGTCCGGAGTTTCCAATCGCATACGACGCATCCACAATGACAGCGCATTGCTCACGCCTGTAGCGATTGTGGATCCTGTGAACGCCAAAGAAGCCATGAGGTCGGTTTCTGTCTGCACCTGATTCACGCGAGTATTTCCGGTGTAACGCGGGAGCGCGAATGAACCGTAGATTTTGCGCTTACCACTGCGAGCGGATTCGATTCGATACAAGCCTGATTCTGTGGTCTGTTGCGCATCGTCAAGCGGATTTTCAACCGTGAGTTCAAATTCAGAAACACCGAGGTTATGCGTTGACGAAAGCGGTGTGCTGGTGTTGAATGTTGACAGTCTGAACGTTGCATCCGGAAACAGCACGCGTTCGTAAACCATAAAGGACGCACCGGCCATCGGCACAGCAGGCGATCCGTTGACATACTCCCAAAGCAAACGGTCTTGCGCATTCGGGTTCGTCAAGTCACGCCACATCGGTACAAGCTCAAAGCCGAAGGTCACTCCGCCCTTCGGATCCAGCTTCATGGTCATTTTCTTGACAAAGCAGAACTGCCATTCTTCATGTTGCCAGCCATTCCACTGCACAAGCACGCCGTGACGGTTCAGATAGCGAGTCGTGCTAAGAGCCGTGCCCCACGCGCCGGACATAATGTCTTGAAAGTTCTCGCCGTGCATGTGCTTCGAGCACTCGAAGGTATGCAGAAACTCGCGTGCAACCGCGAAGGGTTTGCTATGTGGAATCGTTGTCCATGCGGGAGCGACGGTGATAACAGAGGTGCTCGTCCAGCCAGTGATTTTACGCACGTCATCATACAGGTTCGGTGTGGTCGTAAGCTCCTGAATGCGAACCCAGTCTCCAATAATCGAGTTATTCGTGAACGGCGTACCAGTCGCGGTGAGCGTGACCGTTGTTGAACCTGCCCCTGCCGCCGTGCCAGTGATAGCCGCCCCGCTCCCAGCGACGCCAAAGGCCGGAGATTCCAGAGCTGACCCTCTGAATTTCTCCATGCCCATAGCCGCCGCAATCAGCGAGTCTAACCCCAGATACGCGCCGTTGCAGTCAATAGAACCCGCAGGCATAACAGACACGCGGTCATTGCGGGAATAGCCAGCGTTGCCGTCGAGCGTTTCATCTTCTTCAAATTCAGTGTTATTCTTGATCGAATGCTTGAGAAACGGAATCTTGTCATAAGCATTCAGCTTCGGCATCGTACTTGACGCGCCAAAGGCCGTAGCATACGGATTTGGTTGACGGCTGTTCAAACGGAACGCCGCAAGTGTCGCGGTGCCAAGTGCAGGAGTCGGACTCATGGATTTATCTCACTTTCTAAGTTGACTTATGGTGCTCGCGAACTTCCAGCGTCAGCTCGCAATAGTGAACAATGATTTCGTAGAAGTCTCGCTCTGTAATCTGCTCAACCTGCACGGGGAACTGCAATTCGCACACGCCGTCAAGGTCGCCGTCGTCATCAAGCGCATTCGCAACGCCATTGACAAGTTTCTGAAATTGCAAGTCTGAATTGATGTTATTCAGCATTGCCATTTGCCCGCGAATGCGGAAGCTATGCACTACGTCATGCGTGTTGCCGGTCGCAACTTGTTCATCAGAGACTCGCTCGCGTGTGACCGTCCATGAATGAATGCGATTCTGCGATTCGCAAAAATGGATAGCCTTAAATTCATCGCCGTCCTGTGTGAACATGCGACCGGAATGAACATTCCCGATTCCAGAAACCGTGCCGATTCGGCGGGTAATTGCATCAACTACGTCTTGATAGTCCCAAAGCATCAGGCCCTCGCAAGCCGTTCAATGAGTTCGTCGTGCATTCTGTCGAACGCGCTTTCAATCTTCGGCAGCGTCTGCTCAAAACCGTCACGCATAAAATGTTTGCCTTCTGTTCCGTGGTGTGCAATTGCATAACGAACGCGGGTTGCAACATCGTAGGCCGTAAACTCGTCAAAACCGAATTTGCGCTGTGCCCACAACACGAGCGGTTCGAGCGGTGCCCAGTGCGGCTTTGAACCCTCTTCGACGGGCAGACCATAGCTCGCGGCGTTCATGAGCTTGCCTTCAACAGCGTCCTTGCCTTCAACGATCTCGGTTCCGAATGCGCTGGCGAGGTTTCCAGTGGGTTGCTTGCCAACGCGCTCATTCAGTAGATTGAGTACAGTCGGATGCAGGTCATTCTTGATTACGGCGGAAATGGTTGCAACGAGAGCCTTGATAATAATAGCGGCGGCACGATCTGGATTCGTGACCGCCGCCTTTTTTGTCTCGTTTTGGTCAAACTGAAATTCAAACTTCAGCCCGTCTGCCATACTATGTTATCGCTTCAACCGTAACCCACGTTACGTCAATGGACGTTCCAGATGTGATTGACAATTTAACCCGAACCCAAGCCGTAACGTGCTCATAAACCACGCGCTTGTCTGTCAATCCGGCAACATCCGTTACGCGCTTGATTACCGACCAATTTGTGCCGTCCGTTGACCCTTCAATATCAAGCAAGAGCTTTGGCGTTCCGACTTCATTGACATACCCAACTTGTACAGCAAATGTGTCATAAAGCGAAACTTGAAGAGCTTCAGACGTTCTACTTGACGTGCCACCACTGAGCAAATACACACCGGCAAGCGTACTGGTCAGATTCTTTGGAAGCCGTGATTTGTACATATTGTTAGTGCGTTAGGTTGTCTGCCGTTGTTGCGGTGCCGGGATTGATCGGCCCCCAAGCGAGAGCCGCGCCTTCAAGTAATCCGCTTCGCTCTTCGTACTCTTTGGCGAGCTTCAAATACTGTGAACCCCGTGACTCGCGATTCGATGCCTGTGCAAGCTGTTCAATGTCTTTCGATGCATTCACGCGTGCCGCCATGATTCTGAGAATCTCAGCAGTCGCCCAATAGACAACAGCATCTTCGTCTTCGGTTGACTTTAGCGTGCTACTGTCATTTGTTACAGAATGCTCAACCGTATAGTACAGCCACGCCTTTTTTGCACTCGCAGGAATAGTCGCAACAAAATGAATCTTGTATGTGTCATCCGGCTGAAGCATGACCTGAACTTCGCGGAGTGGAAGTTCCAGAGGCAAGCCCTGCAATGTCGTATCAACAGGATAGAGCACTTTCTTCAGAGCCGAGAACCCGCCCTGCCAATCAGTTGGAGCGTTAAATCGAAATGCTGTACCGTCACCCGCTATCTCGTGAACACGAAAGCGCGGTCTGAATTGACAAAGCCTTGTAACTGCGCGCCCAATTGCCGCGTCGTGCTGATTAGGACTCGAATATGCATCGCCATCCATGAGCAATAAACGAAGTGCATCGCTTAATTGATTTAGCGTGCGAGCGGCCACGAATTAGCTCGGATAGATTTCGAGATACAGAATGCCCGAAAGCCACGCGGGACTCGTGCCCACGTCTTCAATTTCAAATGCCAAAACGTCACCTTCGGCCATCGTCACGCCATTGACGTAAGTTGCGTTGAACGGAATGTTCTTGGCATCGAAAGCCACGAGGTTTACGGCGGGAGTCGCCGTCAAGTCCAAGTTTGCAACTTCTGCCGCGCCCGTCGAGCCGTCTGCACCTTTGTAAATCAAATTCAGATTGCGGCGGTTCGTGTCGTGACCTGTAAACGCTGCGGACGGTACAAACTCCGCTTTCTTAACTACGCACGCACACGGCGCACGAAAGACTGAAATCGCAGCGAGCACAGTGTCTGCAGCAATGGGAGGCGTCGCGATTTCAAAAGGAAGAGGTCCTGGGATATCGCTGAATCGAGTTCCTGTCTTACCCATGAGAATATTTCCTCAAATGAAGGATTAAATTGAATTGCATCCGCAGGGCGGGCAGGCACCACGGAAGGAAGCACCTGTCCCGCCCATTGGATTATCTTAGCTGGTGTAGCCAGCAATGGCGCGGTGATCAACGACCTTCACGCCGACTTCGTGGCTAACGCAGTACGTGACTTTCTTGGCCGTGAAGTTGGATCCGCTGCCAACAAGTTCTTGTGTGAGTTCCGGTTCGGTCTGGCCATTCAAGAAGGCCACGACAATACCCGGAACGTTCTTCGGGTCGGCAATTGCCCACCAATGCGCGGAGTTCGAAATACGCGGGGACATGATGTAGTCCATGCCGAACTGTGCATGAACATTCGGTGCGCCTCCGTTCGGGAGCAACTGACCAGCTGCCCATTCGCCTGATGCCGCGGCGACCTGCACTGTTGACTGTGCCTTGCAAAGGGCGAGCGCCATCTGCTCTTTTGTCGGATGGATGATCAGGAACTTCGGCCAGTTCAATTCTTCCAGATACTCCGGATTCGTTGGATCTGAGCCGTAAGCCGTTTGCGAGTACATCTTCAAGCGCACGTCATCAAGCGTGGTCGGCGTGAGCGCACCACTTGTGAGGTTCGAATGGCCCGCGTTCAACAATGCAACCGAGTCATACGAGCACACGGTGTTAGCGATCAGCAGATCGAACACCGCGCGATAAGGACGCTTCTTGAGCACGCGAGCCGCGCGCACCGGCAGCAATCGAATCAAACGCATGTCGTCGTTAATGATCATCTTGCGCGTGATCGAGAACGTGAAACCGCGCGTTTCGACATTCACAAGAACGCCTTCGTCCGCACCGCCGAGAGCGCCGATGTCGTTGTAGTTTCCGCCATCCGGATCAACAACGGGAGCTTCGCCCCAGTAGCCAACGCGGATATATTCATTGTCGCGGAAGTCCTTCACTTCAACTTGCTCAGTGATTTTTTCCCACTGGCGAAAGTCAGGGAGATTCACTTCGCGGAGGAACTTGCGATTCATGGAATCGCCAAACACACGATCAAATGTCGCGGTTGAGAACGCTTCTTTGATGCGATGACGCGAGTTGTATTGATTCGCGCAAAGCAATCCCAAGAGTGCGTCGGGATTCTCAATGCTCTCGCGGTCAACGCGAAAACCCTTGATCGCGGCTTCCTTGAGATTTCTGAAACGTGGGACGCGCTGCTTCTTCGCATTCAGCATGTCCTCGCCTTCCCAGAAACCGTCAAGCGCAAGCTCAATCTCGGCCATTCCGACATCGCTGATACTGCGAATGGATCCGCCGCGATCACCAAAACCAAGCTTTTCGAGCGTGGCCTGTTCGATACTGATGGATTCCTTGATTCGCTTCAAATCGAGTCCGCGACCCTTGACCGATTCTTTCAGCTTCTCTTTGACGGGATCCGGCAAGTTCGCCTTGTCGATTTCCGCGATGTTGCGTTCATCGGCGAGCGTCGTCTTGAGTTCGTCGACGGTTTCCTTCAGCGCGTTCATCTCTTCGGGTTTCACACCGGCTTCAGTGTTGGGCTTGGTGTCGGTGTTCGGCTTGTCGGTTTCTTTGGTCTTGTCGGCGGCTTCCGCTGCGGCCTGCGTTTCAGCTTCCTTTGCGGCTTGCTGAGCTTCAAGTTCGAGCAGCTTCTTGAGCGAAGCGGTTGCGGCATCCGAATCACCGGACTCAAGTGCAGTCAGCGCTTCTTTTGCGAGCGCAATCCACTGTGTTGCTCCGTCACCTTGCATTTCCTTGCTTTGCTCTTGAAGCACTTCAGCGGCGACCGTCGCAACTTCTTCGCCTTCAGCTTCAAGAAAGCGCGTGATCCGAGCTTCTGTTTTGCTCGACTTCTTGGCCGCAGCACGGCACTCAAGAACCCGAATCAACAGTCGCCTTGCGTTTGCTTTCATGGTCTTCTGTCCTTTATGGTTAGTTGCGGCAGCGATGCGAAGGAATTTCCCGCCAGCAGCTGCGCTGTCTACGATATCGCACGAATGAACATTGTGAATTGTGGCGTTGGCAACAGGCACACCGTTGATCGTGTCTTCGGTGTATTCCCCGTCTCCATCAATCGAAAGTTCAGCATAATCTTTGAATCCGCGTTCCCACATGTCCTTGAATTCGGATGCGAGTTGTTCATTCGCAAGGTGTAGATCGCAGATAATGCCTTCATTGCCGTCTGCATCTTTGCCCCAGCGCGGATTCTTGTACACCCCGACTTTGTTTCCGATAACACCAGTCAATCGCTTGGCATCATCGGCTCGGTCGGCAATGTGTTTCTTTCGGCCCTCTTCGTCCTGAAATACATAAGCTGGCATGCCATCAAACTGCGGCAAGAGCTTCTGAAGCATTTCCTTGCCATAGAAAAACTGCGCGCCATCTTCGGATCTGTTCTTGGATAGTCCGACTTTGATAGCCATGACTTCCCAAACTTTGCCCGATTTGTCGGCGGCAAGAATGCGGCTTTCGTGCCCGCGTGATAGCTTCAGCTTAAGCATGGACTTAAATTCGTGAAGGGCAGCGGGAAACGCCATGAACGGAAACAGAAAACCCCGCCACATGTCCAGACACATGGCAGGGTTTTCTTTAATTTGTCTTGCGCGAATGCCGCTACAGGTTTTGAATCACATCCGCAATGAGGTCTTCAGTCGAATCCACAACAACCACGAATTGGCAACCGCAGAAGATTGTTTCTTCTGGTGGGCCTGCCGGGTCACGCGGGTACATAAGTCCGTTTGAAAATGGCTGGTCAAAGGGAACGGTTTCGCCGTCCATGTCTTGATGCCACGAGCGCCGTCCGGGCCGATTGCCGCCGCTCACCCACTTTTTCTTCATTACCTTTCCGGCGTCAGGGACCAGCATCGCGAAGTCCTGCATCTGCTTGTCCAATGTGATGCTGTAAATCCGCTGAACTTCGGTTCTAACGATGCGCTCGGCCTGAAACGACACACCCTCAGCACCGCCCTTGCCGATGAGCGAGTCAATGGCTTGCATCGCTTCAAACGGCGATTTTCCGCCCAACGCTGCGCGTGTAAGCTCGCCATTTACTTTAGTCATAAACTCAGTCGGTATGGAGCGCACAAGGTCGGCAGTGAAATTCGATGCAATGGCTATAAGATCAACGGTAGGACCAAACCCTGCGGCTGTAATACCGAGAGCACCACCGATTTCCGCACCGGCTGCAAGTCCCGCTTCATAAGCTCCAATCTGCGCTTGTCGAATGACGTTCATGCTTTCATTCAGCGACGCATTAACATTCGCCTGAATCTGCGCAGAGAGCTTAGGAACGTCCGCCATGGGTAAGGACGTCACGTCTTTGGGATAGCTCGTGATCATGTCTTTAACCCGCACGCGGCTTTGATCAATGAGACCGCGCACCGCAATTCGAGCATCTTCGGATAAATTCCCCGCTGATCGTTGCAAGCCCCGAGTCTTGCGCTCAAAATTCTTGACTTGACTTGTTGTGACTGGCATTATCTACCTTTCTCATTTCCCTTTGCAAGCCGCGAGATTGTGGTCTTCGCCAGCTTGACTGCGTTCTCGGAATTCGTGCCATCCGGCCAGACCCAACAAAACGCCTGGGCTTCACGGATATGCTGTTCGACCAACGTGAACGGGATCCGCGCGATCACCGCTGCGTCTTCCAAATCGACAGTTACACCGCTCCAGAGCCTTTGTAGTATCGTCAAGGTGTCCGGTAATTCAATGGGTTTGATAGGAACACCAATCCGGAGCTTGGGCCATGCCAGGACTAAGCGCATGGAGGGCAACGCGCCGATAAGCGATGCAAGGTTGTCGTTCTCGCGTGGCGTTTCTTTGAGTTTGTCCTGTTGGGCCTTCAGTTCCGCAATCAAGGCTGTCCTGTCATCCGGCGTGAATATCAAAACGGAACCTTCAGTTTTGGGTTGATTGAAATCTTCGGATTGTAGCCCACAATCTTGCTACCCCACTTGCGAACCAACCGCACGGCCTGTTCTTGCTCCGCTGCGGAAGTTCGATACGAATTACAGCCACCGGAATTGCCGATGTGCTTGGCCATGTAGTACCACTTATCAAACCTGAGCACACGCCGATACTTCAGGCAGTGCTGCAGAAAGAAATCGTAGTCTTCTTTCAATCCCAGTGATAGGTCATATCGAATTGGATTCCGAACGTGACAAGTCAGCGGCCCAAGTACTGGAAGATTGAAAGCTACGGGCTTCCATGCATGGTAGAACATCGGATCGCTTTGAACGTTCACGCCCCAAAGGTAGCAATTCAGAGCCTTCGCGGTGTCGAATCCGATGCGTAGGAAACTCAGAAACCTTTGTTCGTTCACCGTGATCTGCTTGCCGCGCTCGTGAAAGCCTACGGCCGATACGTCATCGTCGATTATTACAATTTCATCATCGTCAACTGTGTCGAGCATCCAATTCCGGATCCGCGCCATGTTTCCCTTCTGTGAATCCGGCAGGACCAGAATCTCACCGCCATTGTGTTTTCGGTATTCATCGGCTTCGCTTTCGCAAACAACGAGTATCGCAGAGCTCAGCCATTTGCGAGTTATTACGGCCTGGGCCGCCGATACGACGGACAGAGTATCTTCATGTTGTCTCGCGGTTAATCATTCGTAAAACGTCGGCACCGGCGATCACGGTGTTCAGACCTGAACGTCCGACTGCGCCATTGGGCTTGCGTGCGGCCTGTCCAATACGGTCAGTCACTTTCTTCAAACCGAATGTCTCCACAGCCGCGCGCCAATCCATTTCGTTGTCGAAGTGCAGGATCAGGATATTGTGCTCTTCAAGCAATTCGGGGCCGAGTTCGATCTCGCCCTTGATTTCTTTCACGTCTTCTTTGAACAAGTCCGTCAACTCGTCGTCATCAAAGCCCGTGAGCGACAGGTCGGCGCCACCGCCTTGCAAGCCCTGAAGTACTTCGCGGAGCAGATCATCGTCCCAGTCACCGGAGATTCGATTGAGGGCCAAGTTCATCTGTTTCTCTTTCACGTCGTCAACGTCAACGACAATCACGTCAGTTTCAGTGACGCCGTTTAGCAACATAGCCTTCACGCGCTGATGCCCGCTGACTGTTGTTCCTGATCGTTCATTCCAGACTATCGGAACGGGAACGCCGAAACTCTCAAGTGAGTTTCGCAGCTTCTCAAGCTCCGCGTGCGAAATCTTACGAGGGTTCCAATCAGCAGGCTTGAGTTTCGACAGCGGCATACGCCGGACCGGAAAACCGTTGATGGTGTTTGCCTTCATCGTGTTGGAATCCTCAGCGTATCGCCGCGCGAAATGTAATCCTGATTATCCGGAGTGGAGTGCACGCGCACAAACCCGCCATCGTTGATAATCAGAACTTCAGTTGCGTAGTCCGGTATGGCCACTACCGGAGTGTCATCAATCACATCCGCGATAATTACTACGCGGTAGCTTGTGCGTCCATCGGTTGAAATGGCAAGCTGTTGTTGCCAGTCGGTTGGTTGCTCATCACACGCAACGAAAGCGAGCGCGAGCAACAGGGTTAGCTGTTTCATTCTTGTCCTTCCGTAATTCGTTTCAGCAACGCACGCGCAGCAGATTCTTTCGTTGTCTCTGGCGTAGCATCTTGTTCCACAAGCTCTTTGATCGGGAGCTTCACTTCACTTGCGATTTGCCTGATCATGTCCGCGCTTTGCTCGGGGTTCATCAGCCCGTTTGTCATCCATGCAATCACTAAGTCTGTGAGACCCTTAGCGATTTCGACCTGAAGCTTTTTGTTGTCGACTGCAATTTGAGGTGCGGTGACTTCAAATCCAAAGTCGGTCACCTCGTCAAGCTCGGTGGTGAATATCCGCTTCTGGTCAATCGCGTGGGCGATCACGTCTGTCCAAAACTCAACAAACTGATTCTGCCCTGATTCCATCATCTGGTAAAACGGCGACGTTGTCTCTTGTGCCGATGCGTAGGTCATTTCCGCAGCTTGCCCGAATACAACGGCGGGGTTGCCGCTTCCGATCTGGATCACGTCTTTGAATACGTCTGAAATGATCTTGATTTCTGACGCATTGATTTCGGGAGCGCTAAACGTGAAAGAGATTTTCTCGTTCGCGTAGGCCCATGTGCTCGGGTCGCTCGGGTCGTACTTAACTGGCGGTGGAATGTAGTTCGGCGACTCAGGGTTGCGGTAATCGTTCAGTTGTTTTGGTGTGGCCCCGTCGATCTTAATCACGCCAACAATGGCATTCTGTTGCTCAGTTCGTTCCTTGGTTGCCCAAAGAAGGTCTTCGAGTCCGGCGCACCAATCGAGAATAGGGAGGAGGTCTGTTGCACCGCGCTGTGCGCCAATAACTGTGTTGAACCGCAGGAAGAATGCTCTACCAACTTTCCTGTCAATCGTGTTCAACTTTTGCGCACCGACTGTCGGGCGGTCATCGCCATAGACTTCAGGCATCTTGTCAGCTGCGGTTCCACGTTCATCAGTGTATGCCAGGAGCAGAAAGTAGGTTTCATCCTGAGTCTTGATTTCAACGGCAATCGGATTGTCACCGTCAAACGGGTCAAGATGCACTTTCGAGATATTCAGCGGATCCGCAAAGCCCAGCTTGACGTTTCCCGTAATTGAGTTGATGTTGGGCACGCCACAGAGTTCGCCGAATAGATAGGTTTCGCGTCCGCGTTGCTTCATGTTGCGTTGAATCTTATTGCGCATCAGGAACGCATCAATCGCGTCCTTAACCTTTTGGTCTTTGGCTGTGAAGGTGAGACCCGAGCCAACGACGTAGTTCACCCAAACCTCAACAATGCGCTTGACAAATGGGTTAAATAACCACGCCTTGTAAGCGCGATCATTTGTGTCAAACAGGTTTTGGCCTGTGACATCCCTGTTCAGCGTATAGCCACCTTGGCCAAGTCGCACCCATGTGCCAGTCTTGGGGTGACTTTCTTTGACATGAATCGCTGCGGGGTTCGGTGCGCGAGTTATGTTCAATCCGAAGAGTTGCATTTTACCATCTCCTGACTTGACGGCGGCTATTTTGAGTTGTCTGTTTGCGTGTGGGTTCTGCTTCGGGGTCGCGGGGCGTGATTGCGTATGCCGCGCGGGATCCTTCAGGTGCCAATGAATTGACTGTCGCATCTGCGCGATCGGGCGAGCGGCCGAGTCGTTGCTTCACGGAGTCCTTGTTTTCCATTTTGATTTTGCCGCCAGCAACGTGCGTGTAAGTTGGAACGGCAAGCTCTTCCATGAGAAACTCGTCGCGCGGTAGCAGGTGCTGTTCTTCAATTGGCGCATCCGGATTCAGCTTCTCACGCATCGTCCAATGAAGTTCGGTGCGCTTGTTTGTGAATCCAAAGCTATCAGTTGAATCACGCCTATCGCTGCGCTCAGAGCCAACAACCTTGACAACGGGCACTCCGTTCGCATCAAGCGTGTCTGCGACGCCAGCGCCGATACCAATGACGTCGGGCGCGATTTCGTAGCCCTGGTTGTGATAAATCTGCGCACGCCCCGCAATCTCTTGTGTAGTGATTCCGTGTTGAACTTCGAGCGGCTCGTGGAACACAGACACTCGAGGAGCGAAGATTGTATCATCGTCACCGGTGCCCGCGACGTCAATGCCGACTGCGCGCTGTCCGTCAAATCGAAGCTTCAGATGTTCGATCACCTGTTCGTCGCTGAACTTCGGATTCTCTTTCTGCACTTCTTCGATCAGCTGCTCCCAGCGATTCATAGCGCGTTCAATGAACGACAGGGGAATCATTGCGTTCTCGGACGATGTTGGGAATTCCGCCATGACCCGGGACTTGTAGAGCTGCGAGTTCTCACCCCACTTGGCCTTTTTTTCCATGAGCCATGCATAGCTCATCATGCCCGGGATTAAATCTTTCTTGTAGACGATGTTCGGCGTATCGAATGCCGTGATCACAATGTGCTTCCAGTCCGAGGCCTTGAATAGCCCAGCATAGCAACTGAGTGGATCGATGGCGTTGCCGACTGCACCAATCTTGTCATCGCTTCCGACTGCCAGACGTTCGGCGATTTCAAAGATGCTGGCCATGATTCCACTGGACTCGTCAAGTGCCACAAAGACAGTCTCGCCGTGGTAACCCTGCATAGCCGATTCATTCCGCTGATTCGCGGTCATACCCACAGCCAGCCACTTGGGACCCAACTGAAGGCGATTCTGAAGGGGTTTCCCGCCAAGCAGAATCTTCGCTCCGCCATGCAGTGAATTGATTTCAGCCCAAAGGAGATCGCGAACCTGCCGCGCGGTCGGTGCCAAAGTAATCACGCGCGAGTTCGGTCGCGTGAACAAAAACCATAGCACGATGCACGCAAGGTAGAACGTCTTGGCACTTCCATAACACCCGCGAGCAACGGTCTTGCGATTCTGCGCGATTGACCAGATGAACTCCAGGGCTTTCACGAATAAACCGCGTACACCGAGAATGTCCCAGATGAACGCCTCGGGATCGTCACGGTACAGCGACTCAGCTTCTTTGAGCGGCTGGTTGCGATAGACGAGAATGTTTGGGCGCTTACTCAAAGAGCGTAAACTTCACTTCGATTGAATCTTCTGAAATGGCATCAGCTCTGACATTACCGCGCACCGTGCCAACGTAGTTCGTACCGGCGAATGTCACGCAGAATGGATCGCGTGATTCCCATGCGTCTTGCAAAGATTTGAATCCGGCATCTGTGCAGATGGCGATCACGCTGTAACTCGTGCTTGGTTCATCAAACGGGAATCCGTCATCTGGAATCAATTCAAGCGACTTGACTTTGAGGTCATCGCTCATTGCTCTCCTGTGGAGATGTCTGTGTAATTTGCTTCTTCAGCTTCGAGTGCTTTCTTGCGCTCGGACACTTTTTCTTCATTCTGCTGCGCAACGGCTTCCGCGAATGTCATGCGGAATGCATCAGCGCTGTTCGAACCTTCAGGCGAGAGTACGTTGTGCAATTCGAGTGCGGTGCGAGCGAATGAGTGTCGCGTGCGATGGTCAGGCACGCTTGCGTAATCCCAGATTCCGCCCGGGTATTCAATGCGCTTGATTACTTCCGCGCGAAGGCCTGCGCGTATGACATCGGTCGCGATAGATATTCCGGCGCCTTGCGTCTCCAGAATCAGCGTCAGCAGTCCCTTTGCCTTGAGACGCGATAACAGCAACTTCCCCTGCATGTGCGCCGAGAATGGAGATGCATCCGGATACAGACACTGGTAAGCCTTTGCAGCGGATCGTGGACCCGCGTGCTTTGGCTCTGTGCCTGTGTAAGCAAGTAGAAACCTGATCTCGGTCTCAGTGAGTTCCGGCAATGCCTGATTGCCGATTCCCATGAGTCTGCTGTCGTTCGGTGTACCGTTCACGGATATTGTGTCGCGTTTCTAATTCGTCAAGTAACTCGCGCGCTTCATCGCTCCAATGGGGTTCGCACGTGCCGTTGCGCCATCTGTCGATCGTTCGTTCACTGCACTTCAAGATCATGGCAAGGCGCGGCCTACTCCATTGCAGCACTTCAAGCGCACGGTCAATTCGCGCCTGCCAAGTCTCGTTAAGTCCTTCCGTTTTACTCACAAGTATATTCTTGTAACAATGTTACATTACCAGCGACGGCCAACTCGCTGATTTCGTTGTTGTGTTTGACGCTCTTGAACGTATCCTGGACCCGATTCAGGCGGTTCGATTGCAGCTTTCTCTGCCACTTCGAAAAGGTCAAGTCTGGCCTTTACACCGGTGAAGTGTTTCTCTTCGATCCAGTATTTTCTACGCGGTCTGAACAGCCTGTTCCATTCGATCAAGCCTTGTCGGTAGAATTTCATGAGTCCGGTGCCGACAATCTTTTGTGCTTCCTCGAGTTCTTCACCGGTGTAGCCCAGGGCTTGAGCAATCTCCCCGGGTGCAAATTCCCGAGGAGACTGCCCGTCCCGTGTTGCGTTGTCGAAAAGGAAGCGCAGCGTGCGATGGTAGATTGCATCGCACTTTATGCGTGAATCAGGAGAAGCGCGCCAAGGCATTGGCAATGATCCTGTTCTTTTCGCCGGTGCTGTTTGATGGTTCGCGAAGAGCCGTCAGGATGCCGCAGAAATCACGCTTGAGTTGCGCGTCTGCATTCGCTGTAATTTCTTCGGGTGTGAATTCAACTGACGTTGGAATTTCCCCTACCGTCATCAGCAGGGATTCTGCGGCGGTCCCAATGTCATTGGGGTTCGTGAAGTCCAAACTTGGATCATGGACTTCTGCCATGAACTGCTGCAGGGCTTCAGATGCTTCGAATGTGAACTTCGGTTCTGCTGGATTTGGATTTTTGTCTGACATGCGTGTCTCCTGTAGATTATGGTTCCGCAATGGTGTGGTGTAGTTTCAATCTTGCTCGAATAACCGCAACAAGGTTATTGCAGCCATCGTGTTCACGAGCTTTGATTTCAGCAATCAGTGTGTGAACAGCCTGTTCGTTTCCGGATCGTGTGGTTTGGTAAACATCCCATGCGATGTCTTTGTGATCTTGCACGTCACCGATTCCGGCGACTTTGATCAGGTCGTTTGCAAGTAACTTGATTTCTGGTGGTGGCTGGAATTGGCCGTTTGAACTCGACGGCTGAGAACTCGGAGGCTGGCTCGCGCGCGCACGCGCGTCGGAGGCCTTCGATGGTAAGTTATTATCTAATTCAGAAGTTCTATTCTGAAGTTGGGTTGGGGCAGAAACATCCGAAACTCCAAGCACATCTGGAGTTTCTGCTTGTTTGCTTGGCTGAAACTTTCCCAAATGGTCACGATTGTCGCCGTGTAGCTCTTTGGTCTTTTTGCCGCCTTCGGATCCAGCAAGCCGCTTGTTGTGGATAACTTCAGCCAAAGGTTGATGAGTGAACCAGTCTTTGACCGTCCAATTCTTGTCCATGAATCCGGATTTTTGAAGTGCCTGAATGAGGGTTTCTCCGGGTCCTTGATAGTAACAATAGTCGGCAATGATTTCGGCATTGTCTGGGTTTATCGTTGGCTCAAATGCATGGTTCGCGGCAACATACTGAATGAATCTTACAAGGTGTAGATAAGCGAGGCCTTCTGTCAGTCCGAGTGCGCGCTTGAACATCGTGAACTTCGGATTGTCGTGAATGTCGATCGCGATGTTGAATCTGTCAATACCGTTACGGCGCGGTCGTGCCATTGTCAGGCCTTCAGCTTCGGTTGTTCTTGCTTGATCATGTACGTCATGTAATCGGTAGCGAAGATGTTGTCGTAGTGTTCGAGCACCCAAGCCCACAGTGCGAGCTTCAGCGCGTCATCCGCGAGCTTATTACAAGTCGGGCACGCGTGAACCGTGAAGGTGTGAATCTTTTCAGACATCGTACCCGCAATTGAAACCTTCACGGCTATCAAGTACGATGGCTGACTATATTGCAATTGTGCATTGCAGCACTTACAAACGGGTGTGCTCCTCGTGTGCTCAAGGCGACGGCGGCCGATGGTCTGGATCACTGGTAGTTCACCTCAAGCTTAATCAACTTGTGACCCTGTGCGAGTTGCGACAGCATCCAAACCGTGAATTGCGCGAAGTGTAAACGATCGGCGATTACGATGCACCCAGCCGATCCCGGTACATTCGCGTCGCGGTGAATGCCGAAGCCACTGCGTTTGCGCTTCCCGTCAGTGTGTGTGAGTTCAACCGGATAGATACGAAAGAAATCGCCTTCGATTCCTTTGGTATCTTTCGGTTCCGGAGTCGTTGATACATTGAAATTGTCGTGCGGCGGTATCGGGCCTCGGTTGGCATCCCAGAGGTTCGCCTGCGACTGAAAGCCCGCGAGTCCGCTCGTGGCCGGAAGAATGATTCCCGAGCCGTCAGCGCCGTAGCATTCGATTCGACCTTCCGCCAATCTATTATAGCCCAGGGCTTCAAGGTGAAGGTAGAATTCTATTCGTGGTGCGTTCATCGGTAGTCCTCGTGCATCTTACAGTAGCCGTCTTCGATCACGATCAAGCCATACTCCTGAAGTTGCTTGAAGAATTTGCCTGCATTGCTCGACGTTGGTGATACATCAGCAAGATCAAGCACGCGCTCGCGTTCAAGCTTCCGATGCTTAAAGATAGTCTCAAGCATTCTGACCGCACCCGGTGCGAGTCGATTCTTCCAAGCTTCAAGCTTCGATTGAGGGTCATCCGGCAACGGTTCATGGTTTGGCAAGATTCGGCAGCCGAGTTCAGTTGCAGCATATCCGTTTCCTTTGGCCTCAAGGTAATTGGCTTCGGTCAAGAGCTTCAGGAACTTACCGACGTTACTGGACTTTGAGCTAATGCGTGCGTAAGCCACCATTTGCCCGCGCGTAACAGAATGCGGGTGTCTTGTTGCGGCGAATGCCAACATGCGTTCTGCGCCTGTGGGTAGGCCATGATAATCGCCAAGAGAGCGATAGGTTTCAGATGACGCGAACGGCTTTGGTGAAGTTGCTGACTTTGGCAAAGTAGAAACCTCAATCTGCGGTCCCACTGTTTCAGATACGCCACTATCAACGACAATGGAGTTCAAGTCTGCGATTGCTTTGCGGATAGCTTCGCCGGTATTCGTCTCGTGCCACTTAATACGCTTCAAGTCCAAATGCAGCGTCGCGTTTTCCTGTTTCAGTTTCTGCATTTCAACGGGGTCTGCGCCGGATTTCGATTCAAGTTCACGGATCCGCGTACGCAGTTCGTCAACCGTCTTAGCCTTTTCAACCGCCTCTTTCTCTACGGCTTTAAGCTCGCCCAGGGCCTTCAAGATTGCACCCTTGGCCGGGGCGAGCTTGAAGTCTTTCCACTTCTTGCGATCCGGCGCGTGAGTCTTTGTGTCGCTGACCTTCACCAGCATCGCCGTATCACAAACGGCGGGACCAGCCACAAAAAACTCGCCGCGCTTCAACGTGTGCAGTTGCTCAACCTGTGCTTTGTTTAGCCGCAATCGTCCTGCGCTGCGCTGTGCGTCAATATCAACAGCACGTCCGGTGAACGCATTGTTGCACTGGTTAACAACGCCCTTTGCAATTTCGGGAAGCCTCTGCGTTGTGAACACGCTGAAGAGTCCGCGCTTCAGTCCGCGCTTGGCGATGTCCAGCAATGCGTCACCGCAAGGCGTTTGCTTGCTCTCGGCCGCCAGCAAGTGCGCTTCGTCAAATACCAGCATGGCCTCAGACTGCTCGTTCGTCTTTAAGCTCATTAGGCCTTCAATGAAGTGTGCTACAAACTCCAGATCAACCTTGTGCTTCATGGACGAAAGATCAATAATCGCCGATGCGTTCATTGCGAGCAACCGCTTCGCAAGTTCACCAGCAACGGCGGGACTAACGTTAATGTCCCAACCGTCACCGATCACCACGAAGTCATATTGCTCTCGCAGCGTCACGTATTCGCCCTCACGGTCAAAAACGAATTGTGAACACTCGCCGTTCATGCCTTCAATCAGCAAGCGCGTCAAGTGCGACTTGCCGCTCCGGGTCTGCCCAACAACCAGAGTGTTCGTGCCCATGAAATCGTCGACCGTTATCTCAACAGGGAACAGATTAACGCTCTGGCCTAGCGAGAATTTCTCGCCCTTCACGAATCTTGGCCTTTGTCGTCGCCCTCAACTTCGGGTTCCGGATCGTCCGTGGCGTTAGTCGCGCTTGCGTTATCGAGCGGCAACTGCACCTGTTTCGGATCCACGTCACCGGCAACGCTGCTCATTTCATCCAGTAGGACCAGACGCGCGGAGTTCAGATAGGCCGCGATCTGACGGCCCTTCGGTACCCGCTTCATATTGTTCTCAACGCGGTCAGTCAGCGCGCACAAATCGGCATAAACCGCATAAGGAGTGAACGCGACTTGCGCGGCCACACCGTTGTTGCGCTCTTCGATGCCCTGATTGTGGATGTCAATCTTGTCCGTGTTCTCGTTAGTATCAGCGGGCTTTGTGCCGCGCTCATCCAGCGTTGGGCCATACTTCTTGTGATAACCGCAGAGTGCCCAGCCGTTCGTCTGAATAACTGCCTTACGGTCGCATTCTACTGAGCCGGGGTATTCACACGCACCCAGTACGTTTCCTTCAGTTTCGTCAATCTTCTTGCCTTTAGGTTTCGGCATTGTTCTTTCCTTCCGTGGTTAGAGGTTCAGTTCTACAGTGTTTCGCGCCGCACGCCTTCGCTCTTTTGCTTCACGGGCCTTGCGCGGTGCATCGTGCTTCAAATGACAGCGTTGGCACATGGCCTTCAAATTATGGTCAGCGCAGTTTGCTTCGTCATGGTCAAGATGTGCAACGGTTAGGATTATTTGTCCCCGTGCAAACTTAGCGGGTTCGCCGTTGCGTTCAATACATCTATGGTCATGGTGTAAACCGCACTCGCCTTCACATTCACAGCGACCGCCCGAACGCGCACGAATCTTCAGGCTGACTTCTTTCCAGTTCTTCGGGTATCGAGCTTTGCGTTCAGGGCGTATTGGCATTGTTCTCGCTCGATATTTGTCTCATGCAGAACCAGCAAAGGGTAATGGTTTCGCCGCCCATAAGCGGAACCTCCACGCTTGGAAAGCCCTCTGCAATGATTCGCAGATTTAGGGGACAGCGCGGGCCGTCACAAAACTTCTCGCCGAGTGCCAGCAATTCAATCTGAACCTCTTTGAATAGTTTGGGTTGATCCGTGCTATCCATATTATTTTGCCGTTGCGTATTCTAACAGCAACAGCGCGTCTGCAAGGTTGTCATCCATGAGTTCACCCGCGCGGCTCATCATATCACCCTTGTCGGCTCTTCCGTCACCTGTTGCCCATTTCTTCAAGGTAGCAGCCGGAACCATTTTGACGGGAACAAAATGCTTGGTTGCATAGAGTTCGACTACCGCGCCGAAACCTTGCAGCAATCGCTTGCCTTTGCCCATTCCAATTAGTACCTCATGCACAATTAAGTCTGGTACAGGTTGAGATTCGAGTGCACGGTGCAGCTTCATTAGACTTATGCCTGGTCTGTCCTTGGCCTTGCGCGTGCAGTCAATTAGCCCGAGTCTCGGCCTGTCGCCGTAATTCCGCGCGAACGCGCCGTGTCGCCCGATGTCGAGTGCAAGGACTTTCACGCCGTCACCGTGTTCTTTTTGATCCATTGGTCAAGCGATTCTTTGGTGAATTTGATTTGACCGCCGAAGCGCATACGAGGAACATTCCACCTTTTGTACGCATGGCGAAGCGCGCGTTCGGACTTACCGAGATACGCGGCAGCCTCCTTAGCTGACCATAGCCCCGCATTAGAATCTGGTTTGTTTGCCATTGGTGGGTTTCGGTTTTAGTGGAGCAAGTGTGTATTCGTAAGCTGAATGATCTTGCGGGTGTTCAGTCACTTCATTCAAGGCTAACAATGGTGCAAGCTGGATATTCAATTCTGTGCGACTGAGGTTCAAGTCGTTCATAAGCTGCATGTAGTTCACGCGGCCCTTAGTACGAATGTGATTTAGGACGCGACTCATAGTTGCGCGAACATCACGGCCTGTCCGGTGCGATCAAACACCGGTTGCTTCATTTGCACTTCAAGGTCTGCAAGGTGGTTCAACATTTCACGCGCACGAGTTTCTTCTGCTTCCGCGTGAGCGCGCATCTTATTAGCCGCGTGCTCCAATAACTTTAAGTCAGCTTCGCGGGCCTTCGGAATCCAATAGCCACGCCGCCCCGGGCCTGACACAATCAGTCGGTCCTGCATTTTCAATTCAGCGTTCAGCATCTGAATCTCGTCTTGCACATCTCTAACGTGAATCAGCTTGCCAGTTTGCTCAAACAGCATGTCAACAATCTGCTCACGCGAAAGCGGTGTGTCGCTGTCGCGTGATTCCAGATAGCGCAGGATGTGAACGCCAAGGTCAGTCACTTTACAGCTTTCTCAATCGTCACGGTAGCTTGCAAGGAAACGCCGTCAACTGGAATACTATTCTCGTCAACTGGCTGAACGTCGAAGTAGATACCAGGAACAGTTAATTTGACTTGCGGCATTCTGTTCACGTCAAAGTCAATTTCAATGCGTGAGCACGGAAGATTGTTGCCATTGAAGGTGACGTGTGACTCTGACAGCGACTTTCCGATCCGCAATGTCAGCTCTGGTTTCTTTTCCATCATCGCACCGCCGTCCTCTTAACCTTGCGGGTTAGTGCTTTGTCTTCAATCCAACAGATTGCATAGCCGAAACAGAAGTACGCAGTGAACGCGATTACAGCCGCGCCTGCAAGCAGCGCAATGGCTTCACTTCCGGCATTGCTGGTTTGTGGCACGAGCTGGGATATGGCTTCTGATTTGGTCATATCTGAGCTTCGCCCAAGAGCGGATATTTCTCTGCATATTCTTCAATCAGCTTAACCGCCTCAATGTACAACGGCCTCATTGGTTCGGGTGTGTTGTGCTTTATAAAAAGCGACGACAGCAATTCTGAGGTTACATTGACAGCGCAACCAATGCGTATCGTATTATCCAACATCTCAATAACGGGATAGCGCGATCCAAAAATCTGAATCGGTGCGCGGAGTAGAGGACGGGTTCCAATTTTCGCACCGCAGAGATTCGCACCGTAGAGATTCGCACCGTCGAGATTCGCACCGTCGAGATTCGCACCGTCGAGATTCGCACGGACGAGATTCGCACCGCAGAGATTCGCACCGTCGAGATTCGCACCGTAGAGATTCGCACCGTCGAGATTCGCACCGTAGAGATTCGCACGGACGAGATTCGCACCGCAGAGATTCGCACCGTCGAGATTCGCACCGTAGAGATT